ACCACGCCAAACAAGGTATCAAGACGATACTTAGTTTTCATGGTATTCACATCGTATTGCTTTTGCATGACCAACTCGATGCCCTGATCTGTAGAGGCACGCATCACTGCAACGCCAGCATCAGAGGGAACAGCGTAACGACCAGGCAGAATCTCCAACGCATCTTTTTGCCAGAAGCAGTTAACTGGAGCAGTCACTGTGTTCAAGCGGTTGATGGTTGCTGATGCGTTAGGTGTCACGATACAGTTTTGGTACTGCAACTCGGCATCAGTTCCACCTTGTGCGGAAATGATAGGAGGTGTGATTACGCAAGTTGTTGAGTTGGTCACACTTACCACACGGAAAGTCTTGGAGAAACCAGTACCTTGTTTTGTGATGTGATGGACAGCCTCAACTCCGCTGATCTCAATGGCTGAACCAGCAGGCAAATTAGTGGTGCTTGACACGGTAATCGTTTGGAAACGATTGTCCACGTTTTGCGTTTCACCAGTTGATGCTGTGGATGTTGCCACAGGAACATAGTAGTTGTTAGCGGCAGCCAAAGTGCTCATTGTTGGGTCAGCACCAGTGGCCGCTGCAAGGCGGTTGGCGTAATCCAATTTGTAAGTCTCAAAGCCTGCAACCATACCAACGAAAGAACGCTCGAAAGCGGTGTTGGACTTAGTGCCAGCGAAACTACGTGACACAGATGCGCCACCAGTACCACCAGCAATGTTGCCAGCGATGCCGTTGTAGTCACGGCTAGACAAAGCCAAGTAACGATCAAAGGCTTGGACACCCTGCTCGTTCATAATGCTGTCGCACAAGGCCACATCATCATAATCACCAGCCGCAGTGCTAACGGTTACAACCAAAGAACCTTGAGCCGCAGCCACGTTCATGATTGCAATGTTGATGTCGGATGCAAGTTTTTGCTTTGCGGCTTCGCCCAAGCGACCTTCTTGCAACGCATCACGCAACTCCAAAGCATCCAGAATGAACGGCACAGACTTTTGAAAGCCAAGTGTTGCTGGGACTGAAAGTTGTGTGTATGCGGTGAAGTTGCTAGTCTGGTCCATGCCATCATACGACTGTGCGATATAAGGTTGTGGACGATAGATAACGTTGTTGGTGCGTTCCATCATCGAGCCATCTGTGTTGTAGATGGACACGTTGCGGGACAAAACTAAAGCGTCATTGAAGCCTTCGAGGATATCCTCAAACGCTACACGCTCTTCCTTACTGAATGAATTGCTCATAATAAGCTCCTAATAAATTATTTGGATGCTGATCGTTTTTGCGATTTGTACTGAATGACTTTCGTCATGTTTCCAGTACGTGCCGCTTCTTCTCTCAGCCGTTCAAGTGTTGAGTCTACAGCACCAGATGATCTTCCAGTTCCCGAGATGATACGCTCTGGTGCGGGTGCTGCTTTGCGATTTGTAACTTTCAATTCTTTCTCCAGTTTTGCAACCGCAAAGGCAAACTTTACGGGGTCTGTGACTTCTGCTAACTCTTTGGCCTTTTTCGGGTTCTTTCCGAGTGCGTAAACAACCAGTGCGGGGTTTTCAGCCCCTTGAAGAATCACGCCCTGCTGGGTGATTGAGAAGCAACTCAGCTTTCGCTTTGCCGTAGCCATCCAACTTAGCTTGCCATGCCTTCTGCTGATTCATAACTTCAGCTTCTTGCTTGGCATTGATCTCATCGGCTTGTCGCTTGCGCTCAAACCAAGAGGTCAGTGCTTCTTCGTATTTTTCAGCGTCATAGTCGTGGTCTTCTAGCTTTGGCTTAACTCCAATGGCAACTGGCTTGTTCTCAGTTGGCTGGACTTGTAGCTTGCTTTGCAGTTCACGATTCTGTCGTTGTAATTCTCTGTTTGTTTTCCGCAACTCTCTCACCCATTCAGGCGCAGGAGCTTGTTCTTCAGGAGGTGGCGCATCCTCACCAATGCTGACAACTACTTCCTCGGTATCGGGTTCTTCTAAGTCTTCGACGATTTCCGTGATTTCCTCGACTTCTTCCTCAACAAAGGTTTCTTCGTCCTCAATTACTGCCTTTTCATTCATCTTTTGACCCCATTAAACTCACCCATTGAAACGGTGGGTGGCATCCGTTAATACATTCTCGCTTGTTTTTTACTGATTCGCAACAGGTTGGACTATCTGACCACGTAAAATTTCTTGTACAGCCTGTGCGTTAGTCATTGCCATGTTCTGTGAACTTTCCTCAACTTTGCCCAATGTCTCCAATGTTTGAGCACGTTTGAGTTCTGCCGATGCTACAGTTTCCACAGTGTCAGCCCTGGCTTTGGCTGCTTTTGCCATCGCCTCTTCTGCTGCCGCTTGCAAATACATGGCGTTCGGGTCTTGCGGTTTGCCCTGCATTTCCGCCATAAGTTCTTGTGCTTCGTCATCGGTAGGCTGAACCACACCCATGCGGAGTAATTTCTTGCGGAAGTAGGCATTGGCATCACCCACGCCTTCGCCTTCCATGTTCATCATCGCCATTGCAGTCAGCACTTGCGCTGTCTCTGGGTCGGTGGTGATCTGAAGCATTCCTGTCAACGCCCTGACAGTGGCGGCACGTTTACTGCTACTGGATGGGCCAACTTCTGCAACCACATCAAAAGTGGCGGCTGATAGGTCGTTGCCCATCATCACAGCACCAGACTTTTGGTCAATCATCGGTTGCATGAGTTCAACAGTGCCAGCCTCACCCGTTTGGGCGATGGTTTTCATTTTGCGTCTGTCTTCGGTGTAAATCTCTTTTGCCATACTCAGCCAGATTTCACCGCAACGCTTCATGCCCTTGGCAAAGTTACTCATGTAGATAAAGGTCTGCATATCCACACGGGTTTGAATCATCTCTACGGCCTTACCAGACACGCCTGAAACGATCTTATCTGCACCTTGTGGGTTGCCCAAGATGTCCTGCATATCCTGCTCTGTAATCTGCAAAAGTGCCGCCATTGCTGGTGGAATTGCAGCCGACTTGGTATAAGCCACAGGGCCTGAGATGCTTTGGCTTCCGTCTGGCCCTGTAATCGGGTTCACCAAAAGATATGGGTAATCTCTTAAATTGTCTTCAGCCCACATCAGTTGATGCCCAGCTACTTGCTCGGGGGTCAATATAGGCTTTTCGATGCTGGACAATGCGCTGATCTCGCCCAGTTTTGACAGTTGCATATTTTTTAAGCGTTGAGCATCTTTTGCCAATCTGACAGCACCCATGCAACGCTCGATGTTATCCACAAACCAGCGTTTGCCGTACACCACCACAATGGGGATGCACTTGCCAGCAATATAGCCAGCGTCTTCCAAAACCTTGCCACCCGACATGATGTATTTGCGAACACGCATACGCTTGACACGCTTTTGCCTGACTTCTGTCGTGCCGATTGCCATTAGGGTTTCTTCTAATGTCTCATCGTTTTCAAAGTCTTGAGCTGTGTATCGTTCCTCAGTGCCATCAATCGCTTGGAAAATGCGGATGGTTTCTGTCTTTTCCTCAATTTTGTAATATTCAGCCACAAACACCACATCAGGGGTTGACCAATCAAACTCGTACTGGTGGATGATCTTAGGCCAATCCGTTGGGTCATCGTTGTAAATTTCTTTGTAGCTTTCACGGGTCATGCTGGTGACCACAAAGCAGAATTTAGCATCTGACTTGTCTTGTCGCTTGGCATTCAGGTCAAAGAATACTGAGCTGTCGGCATCGTAGATTGGCTCAAACCTGATGCGCTGACGGTCATCTTCGTCATTCTCTTCGTCTTCGTAAACTGTTCTCAGTCTCCATGCACCGATGCCACCACCTACGGCTTCTTCAAAAGCATTGTCGTAAGCCTCATCTGCCACAGATGCTTGTTCATCAGCACGATAAAGACCATCGCAGACCTCTGCCAGCTTGTCGTTCTCTGAGCCATCTTTGCTCACATAATCGACTGTAATGCGGTTATTGCGGTATTCGTTGACGATGCGAATAACAGCCAACATGATTTTGTTGACCTCAAACTTAGGCTTATTTTCGTATTGGTCGTATAGTGGGCCTTCCCACTGAGCACCGCACAGGGAATAAAAGCGTCTGTCTTGCAGGCATTGCAGGCGTTCATCCCGTAGCGCAGTCTGAATATCATTGAACTGGCGTAAGGCTTCAGCGTGTAAATTGGCGAGTCTTTGGTCGTTTGGAATTCGTGCCATGTCTGTCCTTGTTTGTGCGATTTTCTACCATTTATTCATAGTAGGCAATGG